GGCACAGTCCAAACATGGAGCATGGGTAATAAACATAGTAGCACCCATACCAGATTCGTTAGACTTAGCAAGTTTCGCAATTGCATTAGTTTCAGCATGCAGTACCTCTGGTTTAGTTTTTAATGTAACTGTATCATCACTGTGTTGGACGGTATCTTCACAGTTGTTATCCCAACCGCTGGGCATACCATTATAGCCAATAGATATAATTCTATCATCTTTAACCACAATGGCACCAACGTGCAACCTACGTGCTGAACTTAATTCAGCAAAGCGTTCTGCAACATCCATGTAGGCATTTACAAACTTTTCTTTCATAAATGTGCTAGTCTAATCAACGTTGCCGCCAAGTTAATTTCCGGATCAATGACCAGTGTATGATCAACTAGTCCTTGTTTGATAATAAGAATTGCTTTATCTTGTAATGCTTCATCGCCAAAGATTGCAATGTTATCATACAACCAACGATAGATTTCTTCCATCTCTTCTGGACGAGCTTGGTTACAAACAAGTTTCCGTGCTTCCGTAATTTTACCAGCCTTGAATAATGCAACCATTTCAAGTTTATAATCAGCCTCACCTGTATCACCCTTTTCTGGACTGTGTAATTTACCATCCATACTGTTCATTTGTGTAGTGTTAATACACTTGCGTAGGTCTGGATAAGTGGCTTTGACAAACGTGTCTAGCGTGTCTAAATCAAACTCTACAGATTCCTCCATAAGAATAGTAGCCACGCGAGCAGTAAACTCAGCAAGGTCAACCCGTTCAATATGGAATCCTTGACATCTGCTATGAAGGGCAGGAATAATCCTGTTAGGATAATTGCAAGTAAGAATAATTCTAGCGGGCGTGTGATACTCTTCCATAACCCCGCGAAGCGCCGCTTGAGCATTGGGGGATAGATAATCTGCTTCGTCTAGTAGCACTACCTTAAAATCACCAAATGGAATCATCTGGACAAAGTTTACAATCTTATCACGGACGTCCTCAACTGAGTTAGTGCGTGAAGCGTTAATTTCTAATACATCTAGTGGATTGAGATCTAATTCATTAAACAGAACTTTAGCAAGAGTTGTTTTACCAATACCAGCATTGCCACTAAAAATCAAATGCGGAATTGACTTTTGCTTGATCCAACCTTCGACTTGTTCTTTTTGATGTGCATCTCTAAAAACATACCCGTCAATTCTACTTGGACGATATTTTTCTACCCACAATTCTTTCATACTAATTCCTCAGCAATGCCTAAAATTTCTGCCACTACTAACAATATTCCGGCGGCCTGCAAGTATGGATTCATTTCCAACCAACCACTACCAGCAAGTGCTAGACCAGCCGCAATTCTAATCCCACTCTTAACCATACTAACACTGGTATGTGTTAACAGTTTTGTAGGTTCAACAGATGCTTCTGCATCTAAAACGCTTTTAGCCTTTTTAATAACATCAACTGCTTCGCCATGTGTACTCATAAGATTCTCCAATAATGTTTATTATACAGGTGAAAACAGGGCTAGTCAATAGCCCTGTTGCTCGAATAAACTTCTTTATTGTTCGAAGCTTGGTCTAGAAAATGATGCAGGATCAAATGTTTGATGCTCTACTTTACTGTGTGCCCCGAACGTGTTGTCTCCTGGCTCTTCTTCAGTAACCATCAAAATGGCTTTAATGTCTGCTCTACGGATGATAATTTCAGTGCCGTCATCTTCAACTACTATAACGCCTCTGGTCCAACGACCATGTTCAAGTAGGATCCATTCTCCGACTTGGACATCCTTTTGTTCAGGACCGATAGCCCAAACTCGAGCCCATCTGTGTCGTATACCTTCACTTTTACCATCATCACTTGGTAGTACGATTCCACCCTTTGATACTCGCGCATCAAAGTTCATACCTGTGACCAATACGTTGTCACGGATTGGAATTAATTTTCCAGTAATTCTTGTCGAAAGTCCATTCTTAATACTTAAACTCATACACCGCCCGTTTCATCTTCTTCGCGGACGTTTAGTTGATCTGGCACAGCTTGACTACTAGCATCTGCCAATACTTCTTCACGTTTACGAATAATCCTGCCACCTGGGCCTAATTCATCGCCTCGAGCATTAACTTTTACATTGCCCACTGCAACTGTCATTTCGTTAGCTAATACGAGTCTATTCATATCAATTTCTTTACCGTTTAGGGTACGATAAATTTGTTTTGGTTGTTCTTTTGCCATATAAATCTCCTTGGATTATGTATATACTTATCTCAGGAATTCCTGCCAGTCTAAATTATATTTGATACTGTCTATACTGTGAACACCAATTACATATAAAACGTAACTGGCAACACTGGATCCTCGACCAATACCCCATACAACACCTTCTTTTTTACAAGTGTCTACAAAGTATTTTAGCCATCGTAACAAATCCAGCATATTTCTTGCCTTGTATGCGTCTAGCTCTTCCGTCACCCTAGTATGCTGAGGATCCCAAGGCGGTATTTGATCAAACAACCATGCTTCAATATCTAATTGCTTGTATTCATCTGGCATATTCCAATTGCTTTGGCATGCCGCATCATAATCAGCTACTTCGAAATGAGTTTCATACGGTGAGATAAATTTAAACCCAATTTGATTTTCAAATTCTTTAACAGCATCTGTACGTTCTACTATCATAGTGTCGTTGACACTAAACTGATGTCCTTTGTATAAGGCATCAATTAAGTCTGCTTCGTTAAAAATCGGGTTTGAATACTTGTCTAGGCGCATAGCCTATAGTTTAACTGATATTGATCAGTTTGTCAAGGCCTTTATCACGATTATTCATCATTCTATCGTATTCGACCGCTCTACGTTTGCTCATTTCTTCTTTGTAAGTATTTAATACTGATGCAATTTGAGCTTGCACACCCGGATTATGGGTCATGAAATATTTACGGGTGAGATCGTTGATTTTATTTTCAATCTCCCCGTCTTTGATATTTTCTAGATTATCTACTAATGGATGCATTATGGATTGGTAAACGTAACGTTTGCACCCACTGCAAAACCAGTTGTGAATATTTGTGAACCCGGAGTAAAATAAATGGTACTTCCAATGGCGTTTGCAACAGTTAGTAATGTTGTTCCGCCGGTATTTGGAGGAGCGGCAAACGTAGCACCAATGCTAACACCGGCAATCGAAGCTACATTAAAGCTACTGCTTGCAGTGGTTCCGTCACGAGTTGCACTGGTCATAGTAGTTGATACTGTGCCGCCACCAAATCCGTATGCATAATCACCTAAGAAGCGAAGAAATACATTAGTACCTTTGTCAACAGTCCATGCCTCAACAATCTTAACACGGCCTGTAGTACCCACTGCTAGACTTGGATTACTAGTTTCAGGACGAATTGTTCCGCCGAGTTCTGTAGAGAAAGTCGGTGTTTTTGTTGTAAGCGAGTCAGCGTTTGTTAGCATGACAATTACTTTGGCATAGTTACCAGCCGCAGGCCAATTGACAAATTGTAATACTATGTTACCGCCTAACAGCACTTTTTGCAAAGGACCGTTATTGATATCAATTGCCAACGGAGTACCAGTAGATGACCATGCACCTGCCGGATAATATGTGCCATTAAATTGTTTGTACTTACCGTTGGATAGCGTACTACCCTGTAAGTTATTAACTACTGGAGTAGGTGTAGGTGAAGTCAAATCAGCAGCCAATAGCGTGTTAGATTGCAACTTGCTAATTTCTGTACTAGCAGTTTGTAATCCATTTTTGATAGCTGTAAAGTTATCACGGAATCCCTGGCTGTCGTTGTCCTTCCCTGCTACAGGGTAGGTTGTGTCTATCGGTGAGTAATTAATTGCACTTGTCATACGGTTATCCTATCGTTTCTGAATACAAGGTATTTATCGCTTGCGTAACCAGTGACAGCATCAATTAGGTATCTGTCTACGGTATAATCTATTGTGTTAAGGCTAAATCCTGTGGTTTTCACATAATTTTTAATGTTGAGTAAGATTTTATCAGCAGTTCCTGGTTTACAAAAACAGATTGGTACTGCTAATTGATATCCCAGTTCTTGTTTAGTCCCCGGTTGTATACTACGCATCCACAGCGGCAAATAATTACGTTCACTTAGCCCAACAGTTTTCAGCCTGGCTTGCCAGTTTGATATACTATTCGGAAAATAGGTTTTTACATTGGGATCGCTTATTTCATACCCGGTACTATCTACAGTTATTGTAAAATCTGGACGAGTCGAATACGGTGATATATCACCGAGACGTGCATTACTCCAGATGTCGTTGCTGGTATCTACGGTGATAGCTTTGGAGTCTAGCCCAGTATTAGTAATAACTAATGGTGCATGTTTTCCGTTGGGTTCAGCAGGGTCGTACATGACAGCATATATAACTTCGTATACTATATCTTTAGTTCCCGGAGTAACAGCCACTGATTTTGTTATGTCTCCAAAACTAAATCGTTTGCGTTTATGATTTAATCCTATAGCACCTACATACGCCGCAGCCTCTTTAGTTTCTATACCTGCATATACTATCATAGATAAACCTGGCTGTACGCCAAAATTTATATCATTTGGTCTATAAATGCTAGACGGTGTGAAGATGTCTGCATTATTAATAAATGACTTCCAAATTTCTCGTTGATCTAACTTTAATAATGGTTTAACTTTGATATTACTATATGGAACAACATTGACTAATCTAACAGCAATAGTAAATGATCTGTTGATTAGACTGTAGTTAAATTGATCTTTAGCTTGAACAACAAACGTATACACCCTATCGAATGTTGTGCTACCGCTATCAAATGTTTGATCAGATACAGTCACTGTTCCGGATTGTATAGTAGCTCCACTATATTCTGAAAAGGTAGTTAACCCTGGAGTTACAATATTTCCAAGAACATCTAATACAGCATATTGATTGACCTTTCCAATTATTTCACCATCTAAATTTAAAGTTAAGCCAGGCGGTAATTTTTGAGTATTATCGAGCAAGGTATATAAAATAGTAGACCCCGGAACATTACTAGTAGCTTGAACAGCAAATGTGGACCCATAGTTGGCGTTAATTGAACCTAGATAATTGCTAGTATTCCATGTGATAACACTATCAATTTCTCCAATAACATTTAACAAGAATGTTCTGAAAGAAGTAAGTTTATCTCCCTTAATTCCTAATCTCGTAGCGGTTAGTGTAAATTTATATGTTTTTGTAATCGCCGGCTGGTATGGTACAGTCCCATATATTTGAGCAGTGTTTACATTAAATGCTGTACCTGCTGGCAACTGACTGCTAGACCCGATGTAAAAAGATACAGCATCAGGAATAATTAATTTTAAAGTTTTATTGAGAGTTAATCTATATTGCTTGACACCCAAAGACTCTACATTTTGAATTTGATATATGGTTTCGTCGGCGCCCGGTAGATAATTATTAAATGTAAGATACTGCCCAATAATTGGCATAGAACTGGCGTTGGCAATAGTTAGCGTGTTGAAATAAACTCTGTTGTCAGTCGGCGCAAATTGCAAGGTACTGGCATAAATTTCTTGATTAGTTGCTTCTAATCTAAAGATAACATCAGTGTCATCATATAACTTAAACGGCAATGTGATATAATTGTTGGCTCTATAAGAACCTAGTGTGCTGTTCGTCAACCAAACAGGCTGTCTTAAATAAGTAGCGTCAGCAGTAAACTCTTCAGCAAGCGTACCCGGTAAAGTTGAGTCTGCTCTGAATGAATCATCTCCCACTACAAATATTCTGTACTTTCTTTGAATATAGGTTGTGCCGTCTGTTAGCGTAACAATAAATTCATAATTTCTATTGAGACTTACTGGAACAGTTTGTGGTTGGCTATAGTCATATTTTACATCATCATATATGTAACTGTCGTATCCGTTAGATGATCGCAAAGCAAAATCGTAGGCAACCGCATCATAGAATGCATCGTCGTAATTACCATTGCCGTCTATGGGGAGAATTTTAAAAGTAGGACGTATAAAACCTTGTATTCTTCCGGTATCTGCAAGGGTCACACCTGGCGGCAATTCGCCATCACCACTGGCAATGAAGAAACTTAATCGTTGCCCAGCGGCAGTATCGATGTCAAATGCATCGATTTGAAAATCTATATAAGTCCTGTCTAGCACATATAACTGTTGGAATAACCCTATTGCCAATGCGCCCTCGGGGGTCACGAATACTGGAGCATCTGCACCATCTACTTTTACGTTAAATGTTCTATCTGAAATTTCTAAATTTTTAGTTGCCCTAATACAAAATGTAAATGTAGTATCTTTGGCAAGTTGAGTCGGAGTTCCAACAATACTATTGCCCTCAATTCTCAGCCCAGGCGGCAGCTTACCTGAAATCACTTTAAAAGTTACTCCGGTCGTGCCGAGTATTATCGGCAACGGTTGGGCGATAGTTACATTTTCTTGGACTGTTCCAAACGAATATCCCGAGGGTTGTGTCCAAACATTTAAAGACATGTAGTCACCTAATTAAAATGTACCAAAATCTACAACATTACTTCCAAACGGATCTGTAATGAAACCAAAGTCTAACTTATATCCCTGGAGTACTTCAGCACTGATGCCCACAGGGAATAAAAACGAACCAAAGTCTATGCGCACTGTATTAGACCTTAACATTATTAACAATAACGAATTTATAATTCTCAAGTCAAGACCCCATACATCATTTCTTACATCTCCACCGTAGGTATGAAAATTGTTAAGATTTAAATTACCGCCGAGCGCAGGAGTTGCATCACCTTGTAATCTAGTATTTGCAACAAGGTCTACAGTTGTTCCTGTAGGAAAGAAAGTTACAGAATTATTAGTGCTGGTTAATGTTTTAAATTGTAAGGTAGTTAAATTTTTATCTTTGAAAATCCCAGTGCCTGAGCCGAGATTGGCACCGTTGCCAACACTTGCTGTTACAGCTAGTTCAGTAAAATTGGCATTTACTTTTTGAAACGCAGTACGTAGGTCATCACCTGTACTGTCATTTGCATAATTACCTATATTGATTGTTTGAATTGGCATAGTTTCCGCTCTCTTTGTTGTATTTACTCTTAATTAAATCTTATTGATTTTGACATATACACTAGCAAGATTAGACCCAGTACACAGGTATTCTAACATAATTGTACTTGGAACAACAGATGCCGCAACAGTAGTACTACCATTTGTAGAATTTGTAGCAGTTGTACCGTGTGTTACTGTGTAGCCAGTTGACGTGGTAGTTAGTATAACCTTGACAATTTCTCCAGCCGTAAAATTTACAAAACTAACAGTAACGTTGCTGGTCATAGCAGTTGTTATGGTTCCGTCAGTTGCAAAGTTAGCAACGATGGTGTTTCCCACCACGTTACGGACGTTGTTAATTTGTAATGCCACGGTACTTGTGCTAGGAACCCATACACCATTGTAATAAATGTAACTATTTCCATCTACATTGTTCCACCATTGTTGCCCAGCAACTGCTCCTGTTGGCGGTGTTGCTCCAATACTCAGTGCAGGTAGTCCGCTGTACAATTCTGTAAAATTATTGTTAATTTTATCAAACGCTGTGCGTAACGGATCTCCTGATGCATCGTTTGCGCTTGTTCCGATATTTACTATTCGACGTGCCATTATACTCTCCCTACTGCAACTTGTATGACTCCGGCTTCACCGTAGTCTTTGTCTTCCAGTGCTTTACCAATTATACTACCCAGTGTTGGAGTTGTTACTCGAACAGCGCACCCCGGAGTAGCACTTGTAGTCAGCATGTCGCCTTTCTTAACACGACCTACTACTTTACATGGTACGCGACCTGCTAGTGCAATACAAACTTTAATTCCAGTTTGATCTGCGTTCATAGTGTATGCTGGATTGGTTGTTACGACACCTGCTGAACGTACATCATTCATTTGATCAGTTGTAGTAACTTCTTTATCGCCACCAAACACTAACACAGTACCCGATTCGTATTCTTTGTCACCTTCATAGTATTCTGCAATGTCAGCATAGGTAGCTTGTAGTGTACTTGCACCGCTAAGTTTCCATGTACCTAAAATAGTACCTTCTAATGCCGCATCACCTGTTGATAGCGATCTAGTTAATAAAATTGCATTATTAGCCGCAAAGTCAATAGTACTCAAAGCTCCAACTCTATATGTACCTACCATATTAACAACAGTACCAGTAGCATCATCGGATGACGATATATTGCTAGCTCTTAATTTACCGCCGGACGTATCAAATACGCCGGTGGTCTTAGCAACAGTGTTTGATGCATCAGTGCCGTATGCATTAAGGAACGTATGGTTACCCGGTGTTGTAATACCAATAGCTACGTTAGGGCCAACAGATGTTTGTTGCAATGCTGTGGCATTTAATATTTTTAAACTTCCAACATCAACACTCTTATCAGCGTCACTTTTTACAATACTACTGACAGCATTACTTACACTTATTGGAGTTACACTATATCCAGTAGTAGTGGTACCCGAACCATTGGTAGTCATTGCACCGGCTGATGTAAATGATGCGTTCTTAATACCGTCACCTTGACTAACTACTACTCCCGGTGTAACCTCACCAGGCGCCGCACTTGAGCCGCTGAAGTTACCCAATACATTACCAGTGGCCATAAATTGTATTTTAGAATATGATATACCGGTGCTGGCGCTGACGGAATTTTTAAGTGTTACAAATCCGTTAGTTGCAGTAAACACATCGCTGTTAAACTCGCTGAGGCCGAGTCTAGTTTGATCTAAAGTACTAGACGCAACATTACTTAAAGCAACTGATGCCTGCATGGCCAATTTACTTTGAACAATGCCAGCAGTACTACTGATCATTGAGTTGACAACGGTATTACTATGCAATGACGCGGTTAGTGTAGCTTCTAATTTGTTGTATTTTAAACTTAGTTGATTTCCGTAGATCTTGCCTGCTTGTGTCAAATTACCAGTTGCAGTACATGGATTAGCAATGGAGCCATAAGTTACACTAGTTGTGGTACAAGCGTTTACCTCGTATGAACCGTTATAGTCTAGAGGAGCAACTCCTGACACTATAATCTGCTGACCTACTGAATATGGTGCTGTAGCCTGTGCAGTAGCAAACACTAACGTAGCATAAGTTCCAGTGCCACTAGCATTAGCCGCAAGTGTCCCAGTTAATACAACTCTCGATCCTTGCGGGCTTGCATTATTTCTCCATCTTGAACAGATGTAAGTCATTGTGCTGCCAGTACCCGCATCAGCTAGTGTCAACGGCTGTCCGTTAATTGATGTACTAGCGGTAATATTATTACCACTAACACTTAAGACATAATATGTGCCAGCAGTTAATCCGCTGAATGGAAAAGTTCCCGTAAGTACAATAATATTGCCAACTGCAATCCTATTAGTATCACTTAGTGTAATAGTACCATCAGACAACGTATTTGTTACACTTCCGACAGTTGTATCATATACAATTAAATCACCGGCACTCGGTGATGTTATAGTTACGTCATATTGACCATTCATAAAGTTTTGTGTATCAACATAAACTCTATTTGTAGCATCACCAGTATTTGCTGGATTTCCTACGTTGATGATTTTGTTACCAGCTAAGTTAAGAGCAGCCGTCATCGACAACTTACCGTCACGTGATACATATCCTGGACCGATTGTGTTGTTTGAAGATAGTACACTACCGCTATGACTTAGACCTAATCGACTATCAATATACCCTCGAACAGCTGATTGTACCGGTACAATATCTGAAGCATTTTGATTCATAGTCGCGTCAGTTGAGAATTCACTAACTGTAA